GATAGACTTCGGAAGATTAAGGCTTTGCAAAATGCCAGTGGTGCGATGACTGTGACCTGTCGGCGTGCCGAAGCCGGGGATTGTGAGGCAGAACTCCGCCTCAGAACTCCTGCTACGGGTCCAGGGAGTGAGAAGGAGTACGTCATCAAGCCTAAGGGGGTTTATCAAGGTGTTAACCTCCCGCTTGAGCAGACTGTACACCAACTCGCTCCTTCCTTCGGAAATGCGGATGCTGTCGCCAGACGCTGCCTTCAGAAGAACTTTACTCGACGGCGCCGCCAGATTCAAGGCGGTGTTGTCATTGGTGAGTTTGGAAAGACGGTAGCTATGGTCTTGAAGCCCGCTAGAACCTTGCAGTCCTCTATTCTCAGGTTTGCCAAGCGTACCAAGAAATTGGTGAAACGCTTGGGTACCAAGAGACAGAGCGCTGCTAAGATAATAGCGGATCATTACTTGGAAGCGACATTCGGCTGGTCGCCTTTGATTGCCGATATTCGCGACGGTGCGAAGGCCGTTGCCCGAATCGTAACTAGAGACGCATTGGAACGTCAACAGTTTCGATGTTGGGGTAACGAAGTTCTTCCACAATCCACGTCGCATGTCACAGGAGTATCCTACGCACCCTTAGTCTTCGGAGCCGGGACGTTTTTTGACGTCGAGAACTCCTTAGAAGAAGAGTTCGAGGTTATCTTCTATGGCATGTATGCAAGTAAACTCCGACGACCGGACACAGCTTACGGGCTTTGTCAGGACATTATCAAGAAATCAGGTTTTGATTTAAATGATATTGCCCCGCAAGTCTGGGAGCTTATTCCCTGGTCGTTTTTCATCGATTATTTTACTAATATCGGTGATTTACTGGAGGAATGTGCCAATATCTACACTGACGTCGCGTGGGTTACACGGGTAACAATCCATACTACCCGTCATACGAGGAGATTTACTCCTAATATGGAACAAACGCGTAAGCAGTTTGGACAAGGCCCAGTATATCCTAGTGATTCTTGGATATCCTTCAGTGGAGCTTCAGGGCATTCGACATACGAGCTCAAAACGATCTCGCGATCAATTAACGGGATTGACTTATTCCCGAGGGAAATTTCTTTTTCCCTCCCATTTGGCAGGCAGTGGCTAAACATCGCTGCTCTTGCCATTGGGGCGAGACCGCCCAAGTTGTAGGCCTTTCCTTAAACCAAGGAGCAACAAATGACAACCGAAGCACACGTTGCAGCTTTGCGCGGTCTGCGTGTTGACTTTGACCTAGTAAAGAACCGGCCAGAACGCCGCTGGGAGACTTGCTTTATTCTCTCAGAAGCGGAGTGGTTGGTTTCCTTGCTGAGTCACAGCCAATCACTCTGCCTTGTCGCTGAGCGCCGAGAGAACCTTTTTAAGGTTCCCGAAGCACTTCGTGAGTTAAGGCGTGAGTGGACCATAGAGGAGTATGACGAGGTCATCCGCGAAGATGTCGTTAATTTTGTCGACATTATTCGCTTCATGTGGTTGAACCACGGCGTGAAGTTCACTCTTGATTTTGTCAAGGGTGTTGACTTCTCGGTGTGGTGCCAGATGGCTTTGGATGCCCGAGCCAATTACCTCAACGGCCTGGTTGTCATTGCAGAGAGAAAGCTTAGCATAGCTGGTGTTAAACACCGCGACCGTGCTAACTTCTTTTCTCTGTAGGGAGACCTTGGCCATGGTTTGGTTAAACTTCATCAACCACCAAAAGAAAAGGATCGTCAAATGACGATTTCACTCTCGACCCCCGTTACCGGGGGCGCCCAGACGGGCTTCACTTCTCCTACCTATACCATTACGTTGGATGTTGCACCCGACGTCAATGGCAAACAGTGGGCAGTGACAGCACTGGGAGGTACGCAAACGGGTGTTCGGACCCATTCAGCAACGGATCCGTTCACGCTCACTTATGTGCGTCCGAAGCTCCAAAAAGGCATCGGAAGACCACATCCCGTTACCGGGCTTTTGCCTACCGTACCGAAAAACACCCATCTGATTATCGTCCGTAAGGGCGCTTATCCGTTGGCTGGCCAACCGCCGTCTGCGTTCATCACTCGATGCGCGCTTGACGTACCGGCGGGCTCTGATACGGCCGATCCGGCCCAGCTGAGAGCAGCAATTTCGCTGCTCATTGGTGCCCTATCCCAATTTTCTGCGGGACTGGGCGACACGCTGGTAACTGGACTGTCCTAAGCGTAAAGCTATGGACAGGGAAAGGCTCAAACGAGGTTTGGCAATTGCCGCACTCGTGATTGGAACTATCTTAGTCACTCTGATCGGTCCAGAGCGCTGTAAGGCGCTCGACGACTGGTTTCAGAATTTACTTCTGAGACTAATTTAGTTCCCCTATTGGAGATCATCATGCATGATTATGCTGCTGCTTTCCAGTACCTTCAAGACGATTTGCCCAAGACAGACCATATGCTAACTTCTGATATGAGTCTAGCCGAGGCACGGTCTCTCTGGTTGCGTCGCTCTTTCCTCAAGAAGTTTGAGGGTAAGCAGAACGCGGACGCCGATTCGAAGGCGCTCGAGCTATTTCTTCATAGCAACGAGCGCTGTAAGAATTTCGTCCTTAAGCCGGAAAGCCTGTTCATGGATGAGGTCATCGGGGAAGTGAAAACTATCTTCGATGATTTCTTCCACCACGGCCCTGACCTAGAAATGGACCTTTTCAAGATTGCTGAAGGGTTCATGACTGGGCCAGGTGCGAGTCAAGGGGCTATTTCGGACAACTTCTATACGAAGTTATTCGATAGCAACTTAACGAGCACAAGCGAACGTCTTTACCGCGATTACCGGTGTGCTATCGCTCCGCTCCCTGTATGGTTTAACGCTGAAAATGCGCGTTTTGACCGTCATGGGACGAAGGTAGTAGAGGGTAACCGTCTTTCTTTTGTTCCAAAAACGACGGAGATCTCGCGTACAATCTG